GCCCAAAGTTTTCACCATATTCTCCAGCCATGTAATAACGTATTCTTCGTCCAGGATACCGTTTTCGTAATCTTTTAATAAAGAGCTGAAAGTCTCTATAGTGTAATGATCTATCGCTTGGGAGATGGTCATCATCATAAGTAAGTGTTATAAAACAATTTTGTGTATGCATTTGTGCCTCATGCATACATCTAATAGCCCACTGACGTGAGCGTTCAAGCCTGCATCCAACACATTGTCCGCAGGGTAAAGATAAAGATTTGACAACATCATGTCTTTTTGATTCATAAAAGACAATTGAGCCATCAGTGCATTGAAATGCACTTAAAGGATGATAACAAGGCATGTGAGGTACCCATTTTAGTTAGTTATAGACGCCAGCCACCACGATGTGGGGCTTTTTGCATATTTGCAGATTTAGTGCGTTTAGCAATTCGGCGAAAAGATTTTGCCGACTTGCGTTTATTTACTGGTTTTCTATACAACATATTTTGCTCCTCGGTTAATGAACATTTTCGGTTTGGTGTCACCTAGCACAGTTACATCAAGTAATGCAACTGTGCTACGGCTTATTCAGCCGCCTTTTCAGGTGTGACGGACGCAGCTTCTACGACTTCGGCAGCTGCTTTTTCGACCAGTCCAAGCTCTTCAGCGGCTGGTCGATTAGCTTCGTCATTAAGAAACTCAATGAGCTTCGCTGGATCGTTATCGAATTTAGCTCTAATTTGGGCTGGTAATGCCTCAAATTCGTCTTGAGCAGCGATAACTCTATTCAATGCGGTATGGTAATCACTAATACCGCTAAAATCGCCATAGCGGGGCGATAATGTAGATTGCGGTAGCATCCCAGTAATGTTAAAACGCTCCAAAATAGTATTTATGTCGCATTCTTCTTTAAAATGCTGCTGAGCCAGAGAAGGCTCCTCACAAGCCAACCCTGACTCATTTGACGCAGCATCTGTATCGTAATTGTATGGGGTACGTAAAAATAGGGAATTTTTACTCATTTATTAGATCCTCCAAAGTTGGGCAAAATAGATACACCTTTATATTTAAGTTTTTCACCTGCCCACTGTCTAGCAGATGAAATACCTTTCTTTAAATCTCGATACCAATAAGGGTCAGCAGAAGGAGCAATATTTTCTTTAACATTAGCAGCAGTAGCTGTAGTTAAATCACGTGTTGCTTTCAAGTTAAGAATTTCTTCTTTTAACTTGTTTAGCATTTCCATAGCATTTACATATTGCTGACTAGTTAACTTAGTATTTTCTAAAACTTGCTGAATATCTACAGCAGTTTTAATAGTATCTGCTTCAACTTTTAATGTAGCTGCAGATGTATTTTCAGTTGCTGCTTCTTTCATAGCAACCTCAGCATTATTAAGTTGCATAGCTTGATAACCTTGCACAGCAGCACCTAAAGTATTACCAACTTTTGCAGTGGACACCTGCCCCATCGCTCCAGATGGGGTACCCGCTCCACCTTGTGAGTAAGCAAGCATAGGATTAAGTCCCGCTTTTTTCATATCTTCAACAGCTGTTTGATATTGAGTTTCACGCATACGCTCTTGGAAATCCATTTGCTTTTGTGCTTGTTCAGCACTAGCTGCATTTGCAGCTTGTGCTATATCCCAATTCTTCTGATTGGTTTGTTGTTGGCCTATAAAGCCAAGCACACCACCAACAGCTCCACCAAGAGAAAGGCCGCCAAACATATTAGAAATGATCGATCAAGCCAGGTACAGAGTACATCGGCATTGGTCGTGCTTTCTTACAGTCAAAAAAGCTATCAAAAATAAATTGTTTGCCGTTAGCTGCAGCTCCAACTGCAACAATACGATCAACTGGTGGTGTATCTTGAATAAACGAGTTATTCAAAGTGGGTAACGAAGTAAATCGCTGAGCAAGATGCCAAGCATCAATAGTGCCTGCAGCAGTAGACCTAAACAAACCAGAAATACGGGAAGGGTTATAACGATACTCAGCCCAACGTTCTTGATAACCAAAAACAGAATTATCATTAGCATCGCCACGAACATAAATTTCCTTATTAAGAACAGCTTGCTCACCTAAAGTAGCAAAAGCTGGGAAATAAAAATCATAACGAGTAGATCTTGACCACATACGGGCAAGACCTTGTTGATATGTAAGGTCTGCACGAACAGAAACAAGACCAATAATTACGCCGTGTTCAGTAGCCGAATAAGTAAAGCCATGATTGTGAGCCAAGGCAGTACCCATAGCAGCAAGTGTGCCCAGAGGGGCAGTAGTTCCACTAGCATTAGTACCTGACGTTTGAGCGATTGGATTAATAGAGATATTGGACGATCCACCCCCGATGTATTCGGGACGCTGTAAGCGAGCATCAGGAGAAATAACACCAAAATGTGCCCTAATAATTTCAGTATAACGCGTGCCTCCGCGTGCATCACGCTCAAGCAACTTCTGAATCTGAAAAGATTGCCGTAATTGATTAATAGTAGCTGCTGTAGCCGCTGAAAGATCTGCATAAAGTCCCGATTCATTTCCAAATTTCAAAGCAGTAGTAGAAAAAGCCTCTTGTGCACCAGTATAAAAAATATGCTGGGTTGCACCAGAATTATTATTTAACGTACGATTAGTAAGAGTACTGCTGCTAAATGTTGGGGGTTGATTATTTGATAAAACAGGAGCAGAAGTTCCTAATGGTAAAGAAACAGAAGCACCTTTTTGAGGCCATGGCAAAGCACTTGTGAAATAATCTTTACGTTTACCACGACGCAATAATGTGTAATTAGCCACATTATCAGGCCCATCGCCTAAATCTACAGTAACGGAATTTTGTAAGTTTTCATCTCGAAACCATTCATTCCAAATCAAATTGTACGCACGTGGCCAAAAAGCACAGTGCGATACAGTACCAGTATTAGATACTTGTCCGACTGTAGGTAAACCCATGTAATCTTGTAGTGAACCTACAGCGTATCCACCAGCTGGTGATACTTGTTGGGGTACAACATACGAAGTAGAACTATCTGGGTTCGCTTGTTGACCCATAAATTTTTGCCAATTAGACCAAATTAAACGATTTGGAACAAAGAAAAAGAAACTGTCCAAATGCATGTTATCCATAATTGGAAAAATTGGTGTTGACAGACGTGCAAACGCTGTCATATTCAACCGAAATGTATCACCAGGGAGCATTTCATCAACATATACCGGAACTAGATAACCGGCATCAAACGTAGTTTTATGTGTTGATTGACAATCAAAAGAAGACCGAGGTATATCGGCTTTTGGAATCATCGTAAATTGATGAACATCTACAGATTGATTACGGTGCATATGCATGAGCTCCTAAGTTGTTCCGTCCCAGCTAAAGCTGAGACGGCTTGTTTAAATCATTCTTGATTAATTTTTACTTGTTTGCCTAAAGATAACAATTTTGGTTGATCATGTAAAGCAAAAAGTCCAGTATTATCATCAAATTCACCTAATTCATATAAATCAAAGTCATCAGGGTGATTAAATAATTGATTTTCTGGATCTTTTCTGTTTACTTCATCTGAAAAGCTGCGGATTGCAACTCCAACAGATGGGACAAACATTGGTCGACCATAAGCGTCTGCAGCCCGGTCTTTTACAGAACATAATACTAATTTCATGTGAGGCTCCTAAGTGAGGTTACGTTTTAACTTCTGAAGTTTTGCTTTGGCTACTTGTTCTTTTACAGCAAGTCTTTCCAAAGTATTATCTTCAAATCTAAGTTTAGCACTTTTTTCACGAATGTAAAGCAGTTCGTCAAACTCATATGGATTATCTATTTTATATTTTTTGTCATAATATTTAGGAGGTTTGACTTTTTTTCCACGAACTACAACATAGTCGTGTGGATATACATCGGAAGTATATTGCTTATACCATTCGTAACCGATACCCGGTTTTAAGGACATCTTCGTAAACTCAGGTGTCCTATTAGTAATTTCCCCAGTATCTGGGTCAATTTCTTGATAATGCTCTGCAGCATTTTTACCAGTTACTTTTTTCATAATGTATCTAGCCACGTAGGCTGCTGATTCGAAAGTAACATCTCCAATGGAGGAATAACCAAATGGCCAGAGTAACTCAAGGTCTTGGGATCGATATAAGAGAGAATTAGCGGAAGTCCGTTTCCATAATTTCTTATCATCGAAATCGAGTCCGAAGATACAGGCATGCCAATGCGGACGCCCAAAGTTTTCACCATATTCTCCAGCCATGTAATAACGTATTCTTCGTCCAGGATACCGTTTTCGTAATCTTTTAATAAAGAGCTGAAAGTCTCTATAGTGTAATGATCTATCGCTTGGGAGAT